ATTATATATTCTGGTATAGAAATACTACTTAGTAGCCAAATCCAAAATAACGTAGATAAAATTATCCCAATAAAAAAATTTCTCATTACATATTTTATATTAATTAAGCAGGAATATAATCAATTCCGCTTGTAGACAAAACACCAGTTGTTGCTGGAGCAACACCTACTAATCCAATTGTTTGTTGGAATGTGGTAATATGTGCAGCGGCAGCCAAAAGTGCGGCTTCTGTTGTAGCACCCGTTGCCAATTGGGTAACATATGGAAGTGCCTGTGCCGGTGTTGGAGCAGTACCGACTACGTTTGTGTAAACTTGGTTTACAAAACTGGCAAAGTCACTGCCACCTGCGGCTGTGGTGAACACACTTGAACTAACGATTGCTTGAGCAACCTGAGCACTGGTCTGTCCGCTGTCTTCAAGTTTGATACCAATACCTTCGTATGTTTTGCTCACAGTTCCGCCGAGGCTTGCTTTGAGCAATGCGTATACATCACCAGCAGTACCAGTAATGTCAAACGCTGTGGCTTTATCTGTAAAGACAACACGCTCGTAATTTTCTAGTTTAAATGATACTTGTGTATCTAAAGCTGATGTTACAGCGATGTCCTTGTTGGTAAGATCATTTACTACTGTAAAATTAGCACTTTTGTCGTTGAATGTATATGTATCAATACCAGTAGTTCCTGTTACGTCAATAACTGTATTGATAGTACCATTACCGATAGCACCTGTTCCAACTGTACCAAATGTAGCAATCTTGCCACCAGTGCCGATACTAGCAACAGTTAAGATATCATTGTTGGTAGGTGCAGCACCTCCAAGGCTTGTACCTGGGATAGTGATTGTATCACCAACGGCATAACCAGTTCCTAAATTTGCTGTTTCAACAACTGTGGTGTAAACACCATTGGTTTTTGTTACATCAAATTTAGCACCTGTGCCGGCACCACTTGTTGAGCCTGTTACGGCTGTGTAAGTTGCATTAACTGGCAGTTCGCCAATTGTTACTGTGATTGTCATAAAAATTTTCCTTTATAAAAATGACTGTGTGTTAACATTTAATTATACAGTGTAATCACTGAGAGGTCAAGAAATTGAAATTAAATATCAAGTATTTGGAAGATTTTGTTTGCCAAAATTCTTTCTTTACTGAATGCTTCCAATTCCCAAGGTTGATTAAAGTAGGTCTTGTTTACTTTCTTTCCCATCCAGTATCTAACCTGTGTGCGTCCTTTTATATCTTTTAACTGGCCACGAGCAAACTGTTTAACATGTACCATTTCGTGCGCCATGGTAACAACAAACCTTTCTAGATCTAATCCAGAATCTAAAATCATTACAAGATCCTGTGGACCAACTTTGGTTACCATTCCGCGGCAGTCATCTGTTTTTGATAGTCTCCGCTTTGTGTAAACATCTAATTTCCATTTGCTGTTGTTTAATTTGAGTTCATTGCGAAAGAACATTAGTGTGTTGTTAACAAATGCTTCTGTGCCTTTATTTCTAATGTTTAGTGTGATATCCATCGATCCTCCTGTGTGTATAAGTTATATTATACAGTTCAAAATTGGTTTTGTCAATACAGGTTTTACCAAAAAGAAACCCGCCGAAGCGGGTCCTGCTATTTTGGATGACAAGGTATAACTACCTCGCTATTAGGCGTTTGCCGTTAATAGATATGTATCGTCGTTTGCGATTACTTTTTGCGTGTCTACGACCGGGTCGCCCCAATCCTAACGGGTTTCACATTCCCGGATTGTCTGGTCAAATACTAATTACCCAATCGATCACCATGTCCGCCCCATCAGAAGAATTCTGTCTAAGGAGCAGGTGTCGCTCTAATGTTACAGGTTCACTTGTTACTGCTTAACACCTTCACCGCACGGCTTAATGCCGGATACGGTACATTCAGAATTCTTTTGGTGGAGCGGGGGGTTTCGAAACCCCGTCTTGAATACTTTTCTTTTTCCTTCATACAATCATAAATATTTGAGTAAGGTGTTAGCGGTAACTAACACCAACCCCGGGGTTACTCGGGACTGTCCTCAAATGTATTTATAAGGGTTACACATCATGTTCTATATTGTATATAAAACCATCAATCTTGTCAACAACAAATTTTATATTGGGAAACATACCCAAGATTTAGATCCATATCAATTTGATGGTTATTATGGGTCCGGATCGCAGATAATAAATGCTGTCAAAAAATACGGCAAAGAAAATTTTATAAGAGAAACTTTGTTTGTATTTAATAGCGAAGCGGAATGTTTACTCAAAGAAGAAGAAACCGTAGCACCTCATTTAGGAAAACCATATTGTTATAATATGCGGTCGGGCGGTATAGGTGGATTTGAGCACATAAATTCTATACCAAAAGAAGACAGACCAAATATAAAGGCATATCGTCAAAAAGTTGATTCAGGTGAGATTATGGTAGGTGGGACTCAAAATTGGACCGAAGAAACCTACAACAAAGTCAGACAAACAGGTTGGTCTAAATTAGTAGAAATGGGATTGTTAAATCCTAATACTTGGGAAAATTTAACCGAAGAACAAAGAAAAGAAAGATCCGAAAACTTATCTAAAAAAGTTTCTGGTAGCAACAATGGATCTTATGGAACAAAATTCTACTACAACATAACAACAAAAGAAAAGAAACGATTTAGGCCCGAAGATATTATCCCCGACGGATGGGTAAGTTCTATAGATTATTTTGAATCAAAGAAAAAGACTCACTGGTATAACAATGGGTCTAAAAGTTTTTTACTTAAAATAGGTGATCCTAAAATTCAGCAGTTGGGGCTGGTCAAAGGAAGATTGTAATACCTTTGTCCTACCAAAGTCCAGAACTCCTTCATCTTGAAGGGATTATAACTATTCTTTACCTATAATTCTTATACCAATCCCATAGCCAACATCCAAATATAATGAGGACTATAAGAAAACCTAAAATAACATCATCCATATTATACCCCTAAAAATGTTATCAGACTCCGCAGGGCCGGTGGGTCCTCTGATTAGACTGACGGGTTTCTCACCCGACTGCTATTTGCTACGCAAACATGCCCCTGCCAGATTTACTCACCATTTTCGTGGTCTTTGAATCGTATAAGTGAGTAAACAATAACGATTCCTATAACAGCGAATAATATAGAGTATAACATAAAAATTATTTATTGTCAAGTTAGGTCAATATAGCAAGACCTGGGATAAATTGGGTAGTTGGACTAACAATCATATTAGCAACTCTATTACTTGTTTCTACTTTGGATCCATATCCACTAAAAACACTAACATGTATCCAAATGGTATTTCCAGATTTTTCCTGTAGTAATTGATCAAAAGGTATGTTGTCACGGATCCATTTGGCTATCTCAAAGTGCTTGGCTCTGCTTACTCCAGGGAATACCAAATCCATTGCTTGCCCAGTTCCATGTTGTTTTTGTTCATGTGCGCCACCAGGTGGGCCTTGACGAAATGTGTTGGTTACAACCACATTTGGAAATTGTGCCTTGATGGGTTCATAGGCATTAGAAGCAAGATTAGATAGATTATGTAAAATTTGTGGAACCGTTAATCCATATTGTGCTTTGATGTGCTTGTTGTCGCCCTTGCTTACACCAGTTACGTATTGTGAATTTACATTCATTGGCGTGGGTTGATTATTCCACAATGCCGCTTTGGTAGTAAATGTTGCTAGACTTGTGTTAGGAGTTAGCATCAAAGTATCATAAGGAATATTATTTTCGTTAAATTGACTCCAGTCTAATTTGGTAACTGTTGCGGCATTATTAGATCCTGTGCTGTTATCTATGGGACCTACTGTAGTAGAGGTCAATGCTGTGCTGGTACTACTAATAGTACCGTTGCTGATACCTTGATTGATAATACCTTGTATACCTGTTACACTAGAACTAGAAGCATCATCAGCATCACCCTGCTCTAAAGCATAACTTAAATCTGGAGCGGTAAGTCCAGATAAAAAAGCCGCAGTATTAGCATGTTGTTGCCACAAGGCTATCTCTACGTTGTTTGCGTAGACATTGGGACTATGAAAAACGTCGGTTATACCAACTATACCTGGAATGACTGGCATATACTATTATGGGCTAGGAACAGCATCTGATGCCGCACTAGAGGCCTGTACTGCTTTAGCTTTGATAACCTTTTCAGCATCGGCTGGTTTGAGCCAATCTGGTATTGTGATAAGATCAGAAATACTGTTGCCGATTTTCTTGAGCCACGATTTAATACCTGTGTAAACATAAGTCTGTGTTAACCAATCTGACATTTGGTTAAACAGGTTACTGCCCCAGGCTGTGACCACAGAAGTCATTTCTGTAGATTTTGCCATGATTTCACTGTTCTTGATATTTTCTTTTATGCGAGTAATAATGCTAGGATATTGTACCGCAGGTAACTGAGCGTCAATCCGTGATTGTTCAGCATGAGCAATTAATTTATCGTTAGTTTCAATTTGATTTGTTGCCGCTACTGCTTGTATAGCAGAAGCATGTACGGTTGCTTGCGTTGAAGTTTTTGTAGAATCAGCAACATCACTAACAGCCTGTACAAGACTGTCTTGCTTATTTTTCATCGATATCAAAGATTCATTAATTGATGCTGTTTGATCTGCTATTTTACCTAATGCGGCAGAAATCTTAAGTAACTCTGCGCTCAATAATGCGTTTTGTGCCAATATGGCAGCCGCGGCATCATCAATCAATGTTGCTGTACCAGGCCCTGTCATTGTTATAGTTGTTGGCATTTTTATCCCCTATTTAGAGTATTTATGCGACAGGATTTCCGTCAGAGTCTGTTTCCATCCAAGTATGGTCTCCCATGTACCTAACTCTTGTTATATAATCATAATTAACAGGTTTTCCTGTGTTCCAATCATCGGGACCGTGACTGGTTAAAATGGTCTTGTTTAGTCTAGTATCAACTGCTAACCAATAGCATTGACCCAGCACAACCTGGAACTGATATTCAGCGGCATAAACCATGTCAGTTACCTCAAGTCTACGTTTTATATCAGCGGCCTGTTTTTGTAGTACAGCGACCAATTCCATAATACGATCATATTCTTGCTGGGCATAGATCCTAGCATGATTGATCATTACATCTTTTTGTTTGGTAACAGGAACTAGATCAAATTTAAAGCCGCCGGCTTCTGTGGCGTAGGGCATGATGTTTTTATTAAAAAATGGAACAACAACTCCTCCCATTTCTACATCATAACTGTCTTTGCCTTTTGATAAGTTACTGTTAACTTTTGCCATTATGCTAACGCAATTCCTGTTGTACCTTGCGTATACTGTTTGGCGGCTTCAGTTTTACTTTCTACAATAAAAAATGTATTGGCCTTGCTTAATACAATATGATCTTCTTTGCCTAAAAATACCCAAGGAATCATTCCTAACCCTTGTCTATCCATGGTCAATGCCATTGGACGATTAATGGTAATTGTGTTATCATCTTCTCCGTCAAATCTGGCAATGATTTCATCACCATTAATAAGTTTGATGCTTACTACATCTCCTGAACTGAATCCTTTGTTGATTAACATATATTTCCTTTTTTTAATCTTCGCCAATTAATTTTTCCATTAATTTATAATGGTCGTATGCTTTTTTAAGTGCCGCGTATTTTTCAAGTTTAGCAGGGTCTGGTTGTAGTATCGCAAGCCTATCATGAATGGCTTCTATCATTTTTCCAAGACTTTGTCCTTTCCATAGGATATCGCCGTCAAAACTGGCATCACCTTTGACATCTATTGAGTTGGTTGATTGCGTTGTTGCGATAGTATTTGACCAAGTGGGATTACTATTACTGCCATTTGAGTATAAGAAACTGCCCGAAGGACTTAACCCTCCGCCAATTACACCAATACTGCTGTAATAACTCGAGGTCGATGATAAAGAAACAGTATAACTTGGAGATGAATACAAATCAGTTGGTAATGTAACTGTGCTTATATCAACGGGCTCTTGTATATCGGTAATAGATATTACATCATCTATTGTTGTGTCATCATCCATTTTGAGCCTCAGCAAAATATTTTTTCAGTTCCGTAAACCCACCAATTAATTCACCATTGATAAAAATTTGTGGAAGTGTGCGAGCATTAGGAACCGCTTCTAGCAATTCTTCTTTGCTCCAGCCATCTCCAAGTTTACGTTCCTCAAAAGGAATCTCACGTTGGCCTAACAACAACTTGGCCTGATCACAGTAAGGGCAGTGATACTTACTCCATACAATTGCTTTCATACTTGTTCTCCTTTTTATTCTGTATGATTTATTTTATATACATTTCTATCAATATGTGTATCGGCAGCAGTTTCTCTGGGCCACAACGGAATACTCATACTTAATCTTTCTGAATTTGGTTCTGCAACATGATGCATACCTGCCGGAATATATAACGCATCACCAGGCGACAATACTATGTCTATGGTCGCTGATTGGTCAATATCTTTCCAAATACGCCATGGTGTCCGTCCAACTGCCTGTATGATGATGTTTGGAGGATAATCTGTATGTATAGAAAAACTTCCAGAACCCTGTAAACCACCATACACATGTATGTCAGGAAATACATCAAATTTTTCAGAGATACTTCTTAACAAACTTTCAGTATATCTATTGTAAAACCCATAGTTATTAATAAGAAATGCCGCACCTTGATTTATTTGGTCAAACAAATAAGATCTTTCGGGAATTAGTTTCTCAATCCATTTCTTTTTAAATTTAGGTATTGACGGTTTAAGATTATTAACAATTAATTCAACTTCATAGAATTGCGGATTGCCAATACAATATTCAGCAGATTCCCAAGATAGATAGTTTTCAACATCTGTAAATAATTGTGGAAAATATCTAGGTTCATTATCAATTGAAAACAAATTTACCATTTTACAGGTCCGGCAATTCCTCAAGTACTACGTTATCGCTCATTACTCCAATAACGTAGTTAGTGCTTTCATTTTCTTGTAGTGCTGTTTGTTTCTTGTTGATGTTGACGTGTTTGTTAAACCATGGAATAGGACTTTGTCTTGGATAGTCTTCGAGATATTTGATACCAATTTCTTTTAATCTTATAAATGCTGTGTAGTCAACAAAATCTTTTAGAATATTGGCATTAAGTCCGATAACAACACCCTTGCTGAACAAATACTCTGCCCATTCTTTTTCTTCACGAATAACATCTAAATATAATTGGTATACTTTATCTTTACATTCTTCAGCAATAGGTACAAAGTCCGCATCATCTTTTACCACTTGATTAATCAACCAAGCAGTCCATTCGCTATGTAAGATTTCATCTTGTAAAATCAAACTAATAATATTGCCATTACCAATATAGATTTTATTTTCAACCATTGCTAGACTTGTAGCAAATGATACCATGAAACGCAAGGCTTCCAACGCATATGACGCATGTAAGGCCATCCATATGGCTCGCTTATGTGTATGAATTGGAATTTCTTCGCCTAGTTCTTTACGACTGTTAAGAACATGTAAATCTTCGTAATAATGACCTACACTGGCAGCCATTCCTGCAATTTCTTTTGTATCGTGTATCTTGTTAAATTCTTCTTTAGGCACACCATACACATTACGAATGATATGACTATAACTCTTACTGTGAATACTAGTTTCAAAGAAACTCCATGTAAGTGTCAATGCTTCAAGTTCTGGAATTGAACTGACTGGTCCGAATACCTGGAAAGGCGCACGACCCTGAATGGAGTCCAAAGCAGTCTGGCGCAACAGATTGCTAGTAAAAATGTGTTTAACAGCCTCGCTAGCTTCCTTATGATCAATTTTATCTTTGGTTAAACTGATTTCTTCTGGAACCCAAAAGAAACCACGAGCAAGTTCTTCATACTTTTGTAGTTTAGGATATTTAACTTCTTCAAATCGTTGTACTGTAACTGGACCTGCTGGATCCAGAAACATTGTTCTTTTTAAGTAATTTGTCTGCTTACTGAAATTGTATTGTGCTTCGCTCATTTTGTTTTTAATATTATTTTATTGTCAATTGTTTCTATAGAATATATCAGTAATAATTGATTGTTTATTTCTACATATACCGGAACGGCTGGAATAGATTTTTTTAATCCAGCACCACTTTCGGTGATAACTAAAGATCTCCAGTTATCTATTAATTTATGTGTTAGATCATAGGCATCCATTATTCTTCTAAAAATTCTATGTTTAATCCACCTTCTTCGTCGACGTAAATTTTGTCTATGTCTTTACGTAAAGCCACTAGGATCATGGGCTTTGCTTCTTCTTCAATCTCAACATGTTCATGAATACCGTAATAACGTAACCATGTTAAAATTTCTTCATCGGTTGTTAATTCTTGATTCATGTTATACTTCTTTTTTCTTTATAATTCTGTACCGCGGCCTTAATTGCGTCTTCGGCAAGAATACTACAATGAATTTTTACTGGCGGGAGAGCAAGTTCTTCAGCAATGTCACTATTTTTGATATTGCCTGCTTGATCCAGGGTTTTTCCTTTGACCCATTCTGTGACCAGGCTAGAACTGGCGATCGCACTTCCGCATCCGTATGTCTTGAAACGAGCATCTCTAATAATACCATTCTCATCTACCTTTATTTGTAAGCGCATTACATCACCGCAAGCAGGTGCACCCACCATGCCAGTTCCAACGTCAGAATCATCCTTGGAAAAAGAACCCACGTTACGTGGGTTTTCATAATGATCTATTACCTTGCTTGAATAACTCATAATTTGCAGGCCTCGCAATCCTCAACGTCATCATATATTAACACATTGTCTGCGGCATTCACAACCGCTACCTGTTGTAGTGAGTTTGTATTGGTTACTGAAAGTTTGGCACCAACTTTGTTGATCAAACTATAGTATACGGTCTTGAGTCCCCAACGATAGGCCAACATGAGATTTTTGGCAATAAGTGTACCTGGCACTTTTCCATCCGCAAAATGTGCTGGATTATAAAAAGTATTTGTACTCAGGCTTTGATCAACATAAGCGGCCAATACACAGGCTGTTTTTAGATAGCCAATACAGTCAGTTTGATCCCACATCAATTGATAACGGTTCTTTAGACGTTTGTATTCGGGTACTACTTGTACAAATGATCCAGCCTTTGATTCTTTTACACTGATCATTTCCATTGGCATTTCAATACCGTTAGTACTATTCAATACAACTGAACTGGATTCTACAGGAGCAATTGCCATTAGTGTGGCATTACGAATTCCGTACTGTTTCATATTGGCACGTAGGGTTTCCCAATCTAAATTGGCACTGGGTGTAAAGTCTGCTAGTTCATTGACACCAGCGGCACGACGTTCCCATGGAAACACACCTTGACCATAATAGGTATATTCACTACGAGTGCATGGTCCTCTATCTTTTGCCAATTCAACACTGGCTTCTGTTAGGTAAAAAGCCTGATGTTCCATCCAACGTTTGACTTCGGCTAGAGCATCTGCTTCACCGTATTTGAAACTGCGGCGAGCATGCCAGTATGCTAGGTTTGTAACACCAACACCCAATGGCTCAAATTCAGAATTTGCTAATCGACTCTGTACGCTCAAAAAGTCTTGATAATTTAACAGATTACTTAAACTACGCACCAATACACGGCATGCCTTACGCATTTCATTTGGATTACGGAACGCACCCCAGTTTATTGACCCAAGAGTGCAAAGAGCAATTCGTCCCGCTGGATCTTCAATTCTCTGGAAAGGACGGGTGGGTAGTAGGATCTCTTGGCATAGATTTGATTGATATATTGGATCTGTTGTTGTATCAAATGGACCTTGATTAATGACGTTGTCGATATTGACAAGATATATGCGCCCCGTATCAGTCCTTTCTTTAAGGATTCCATTTTTGAATATCTCAACTGCCGGTAATGTCTTTTTCTTAATTTTCGGATCTTGTTCATATTGTATGTACAACTTTTCAAATTCTTGACTATTTCTATAGTATGCTTCATACAGGTCAGGAACTTCGTGTGGATCAAACAAACTGATGTTTTCTCCATTCTTATAGCGTTTCCAGAACAAAGCACTGACGACTACACTATAGTCCATTTGTCGTACACGTACTTCGTCAGTGCCTTGATTGTTCTTAAGAACAATCAAATCTTCAAATTGAGCATGCCATATGGGAAATGTAACTGTACACGATGCGTTACGAATGCCGCCTTGGCTGCAACTACGTAAATCAGCAAACCATTTCTTTAAAAATGGAATCATGCCGGTGTGTTTAATTTCACCATTTCTAATAGGGGCTCCAAGTGGGCGAATTCTTCCAATTTCTAAACCAATGCCAGCACGTTTACTAGCGTACTTGGCCATCATTTCTCCAGCGGCAAAAATACTGTCTAATGTATCATCACTGCTGATCAATACGCATGAGCTAAATTGCTTAGTAGGAGTACCAAGTCCTGCTAGTACAGGTGTTGCCAACGTAAAATGGCCATCTGAAGCGCATTCATAATAGTCTTTAACATATTTTAATCTTGTCTCCTTTGTTTCATTATGAAACGCAGTGGCTGCCGCAATAGCATAACGCACCTGCGGTGTTTCATAAATTTCTCCAGTAGCACGATTTTGTACCAAATATTTTTCTGCCAGTTGTGCAATAGCGGCAAATGTATAATTTTCATCTTTGGTATGGTCAATGAATAAATCAATAATGTTCCATTCGTCTTCAGTGTACCAATCTAATAATTCTGAACTGTACATTGACAATTCAACATTACGTTTAACTATATCGTATAGTTTAGGAGGATCATAAGATCCGTAGACTTCTTTGCGTAGCATACTCACACGTTGTCTACCTGCTACATATTGATAATTTACGTTGTTTATTTCTGGATTTTCTGTTTCATCAACTAAATCGACCATGGCCTTGAGCAATAACTCATCTATGGTTTTAGTTGTCATTCCATCGTGTAATTCTATTTGTGCTTTAATTTCGATCATAGACTGACTGACGCCATCTATGCCTCTACATGCATTGGCAACCTGTCTTTGAATCTTGCCCACATCTAGAGGAACTCGTTCCCCATTTCTTTTGACCACTGTGATCATTGTTATACCTTATTGTGTTTGTACGAGAAAAAATATTTACCTAGGAATTTCTAGTTCTATATTATTTTCTAGGTAAAATGCTTCTGGTACATTTTTTATACTTGCGGGCTCATTATCTATATAGTTTAATATCCATTCTGAATCTACGCATATAATATTGTACTGTGTTTTCTTTTGTTTGTCTACTAGGATTTGTAATTCAATTTTTGAATTTCGATAACGGTTTGAGTACTTTAATGTCCATCCCATCATGATAGCTCTGGTAAAATCATCGTAATGATTCTCTGCTATAATTTCCCAAGGAGTTGGCCAACTCCTAGGATTATAAGGATCGACATTTCGATTGTAAGGAATGTACGGGGCCTGATTCCAAAATTCACATACATCTCTTAATGGATCGTTGGAGATATCTACCGTAGTACGGAGGTTGGCCCACTGTGACAGCCTGTCATCAACGGATTTGTTAAACATAGTTTAACCTACCACTAAATTAACTTGAAGCTCTAACGTCGATGCCACTGTAGAAGTAGTAACTTGAACTATGGCATAATTGTTGGCAATATTAACATTTGTTATGAATCTATTATCAGGTACTCCTAGTACACCAACTTCATATCGATTAGGAGTTATAGACCCAGTAAAATTAAATCCTGCTGTAGGATCGGTTGTTATCAAGAAAGTACCAGCAGTACTGGTACTGGCATCTACCACAGAAAAAATATAGGCAGCCTGAGCAGAATTATTATCAATAATATAGTATTCGTCTGTGCTTGTTGATATAGTTGTGAATACAGGATCACTTGAAATAAAACTATTTGTAACTGTATTGTTAGGAATATAATTAACACTATTTGTTACAGTTGTTAATATTTGATTGTAATTGTAATAATCAGTAATTGAACAGTAATTATCAGCAGTAATATTAACTAGTAATTCACCTTTTCTGCTGGTATAACTATTTGTTAATTGATAACGTATAGTGGCCATTTGATCACTGCCAGTTAATGGAATTTTAATTATATTGGTAATTTGACCCGATGGTAAAGTTAAAACATAGGTAGCACCATCATCGAGTGTTGTCTTTCCAGTAACCAATGGATTATAATAAAATAACCGAGAAGTGGTTTCACTTTCTGCTACCGCTCTACGAACAAATGTATCGTTGGTAGAAATATTACCATTTGATTGGAATGTTATAACTGGATAGGCAGCCGCAAATGTTTGATCATCTATATATGGAGCATTTTGATCCATGTTAAGACCGTTACCAACCTGAACAAATGTATTTTCAACGCTTCTATTGTTGGCATAAGCAGGACTAGATCCAGGGTTAGGACCGATAAAAATTCCCTGCTGTACAATGTTTTCAAAACGATTTTTTGATATAATAGCACTGCTAGGTCCAACTGTAAAATTGGTAGCAGAGAATACAATTCCATGATATAAATTATTAAACAAGTTACCTGTTATTATAGGATATGTTACAGTACCTGTGGCTACTATACCTATTCCCATGCCATCAAACACACAGTTTTCAACTGTGATATTTTTAGCAAGACTTGTGTCTCCAGAATTTAATCCATTATCATATCCGCGCATTTCAATACCAGCACCGTAAGAAGTGATGCCATATGTATCTTTTAATGGATCAAATACTAAATTGTATGATGCCGATGGCACTGAAAAATCTACACCAGCGTCAGATGTAACAAATATATTGGCATTTGTTGAAAAATCTCTAAGTTGCCAGGTTGATTGTGTAAAATCCCACGCATCTGCTGTATATAATAAAATAACATGAGGATTGGTTGTACTTGACACATAAGCAATCTTAGTCGATGAACTTGCGTTGTTGACATCAGATAGATAGTAGGTAAAGTCAATGATATTTAAATTACTATAAACTGAATGTGTTAATGTATTAACAGCAAAAACTCCTGCGGTAGCACCTATTGTTGAAGTAGTTGTTGCCATTGAATTTTGTATATACACATCCAATGATACTTCAAACAATAATTTTGCCGAATCAGACAAGTCAGCATGTTCTACGTAATAATTTCCTTTTCGAAAATCAATGCCAGCAACAGCATTGCTTTTACTTAATCTATATGTGCCAGTGGTCTGACTTGAAAAGTCCCAAGATTGGGCAGTATATACAGTAACAATATGTGTTAATGAATTATAATGTGTGCCAGTAATTTGATTATAGATTCCAGTCCAAGCAGAATTTGTTTCGCCAGTTATATACCAAGTTGCAGTTGTAATATCAATACCAGTAAAGGCAGTATTTGTAAATGTGTTAACAGTTAACATACCTACGTTAGATAACGCAATAGAAGCTGTTACACCTGTGGCAATTGTATCAACAGATCTAAGAGCAACTGTATTTGTATTTGATACATTTAATATAGGATTGATTCCTGTGGATATTGTTATTGGATTTGTAAAATAAGATGATGTGTTTGCCTGTGTAGAAAATTTTACATTTTTAATATAAGCATCTTGTACATTGTCAAGAGACAACAAAGATTTTGTAGGATTGATACTAGACAAATACTGAATTGTCATATCCTGAAGAACAACATTTTTTGAGGCACGTGGACTGCCTGCCATTTGTCCACTGTCGAAATCAAACGGACCACCAAATTGTCCATCAGTACCATCAACTGTTCTAAACATGTTGTCTGAAGATGTTGTTAATGTCAGTGTAGTAATTCCTTTACCTGATCCAGATAAACTTGTATACGGTGGAAGTTCAACAGCACGAGTTATATAATAGTTACCAGGCGGAATTATTAATTGTCTACGAGCATCAAGTCGCTGAAGATCATTTGATGTTGAGTTTTGAAATAGGGTTGTAATAGCGTCTATTAAATTGCTTGTGATATCTATTGGATCTGTACTAATTGCCACACCCCAATCTACCAAACTAGGATTCATTGAATCCAATTTGGTTTGAACACTGATCATGTGGCTGTCAATGTAACTGACACCTTGACGATATTTGTAAGCAGATGCTGCAGTACCTGTGCTCAGTGCCAGAGTTTGAAATTCTAATAAATCTAATTCAGTAAGAATACGTGTATTTTTGTCGTCAACAGCACCTTCGACAATACGTTTACCAATGAATAAATGCTCAGTGTCTTCCGCCCAAGCAAATTCGCCTGGATCTAATTGTGGAATACCTGTTTGAAGTTCTTGTCCTCTACGTATTTGCACTTTGGCAATTTCTATCACAGCCATATTATAATTCCCCTAATATGTTATTTATCGGTAACATTACTAAATATTTGAAACTAGAAAACGTAATAAAGAAAACTTATCTGTTTAAAGCATAGTATTCTTCAACTTTATCAAGCCACATATCTTGATATTTGTTAAAATCTTTTGGTAGTAGATCAAACTGTTGATATACCTCTCCACCAGGCTTCATTCCATCATCACCTCTACTAACCATAAAGATATGTCCTTCGCGCATATCAGTTCCATATGTATTGTTATGTGCCATGATATATGCCACGAGTTGCAGATAATAATCTTCAACCCATTCTGCTTTCTTTGGACGATTAGTTTGTTTGTAATCGGCAATACAAGGGTTACCTTTATAAACGCATACCAGATCAGTTGTGCCTGAAAATAGTCCCTTATAGTATAGACTTTGTTCCATCGCCCATACTTCATCAACGTACTTTAACCCATTTTCAATTATTACATTTGCCATAGCATTTGCTTTAACATGAACAGGATTGTTACCAGGTTGTCGTTGCTCTCCAATTAAAAATCTTTCTAAATTAGCATGAAGACCCGTTCCAACTCCGGCGGCTTCCTTAGTAATCTGTGCGGCGTTGGCTTCACCTACACGTTTCCGCCATTCGTTTAGATGTGTCATGTCTTTGGTAGCACCTAGTATGGTTGTTACACTAGGAAGACGTTCTCCGTCAGGAGTTTGGTAAACACGCTTACGTGTTACTGGATCATTTATTTGTACGCAATTTCGATATTGGAATCGTTCAACGAACGGAGGAGGAGTATAAGTTGTTATGGTCATATAAAATTAATTATAACAACTTATATCTTTAAAGTCAAATGTCTGGGGAAAGTTTTTTAGAGGCCGATTTGGCCATTTTGTCTACACTGGCACCAGTTGCTTGTTTAATTGGAGCATCTTTAACATTACTGGGATGATTGGTTTTAAGAACAACTGTACCATTGTCTAATATGTCGGCAATAACATCACCGCCCGGATCTACTTGGTTTTTAAGAGCAATAAGACCATCAGGTGTACTAATGCCTAAACCAAAAGGTCTAAGAACATTCATTACAACTGGAAAAGGCAGTTCTGATGACTGCCCTTCTTGATTTGCTAATCCTTGTAGAACCGCTAGAACATCTCTAGCAGATCCCAAGTCTACTTCAAATAATCTCATCTTATTTTGCTAGTTTGGCCATGATGCTGTGTGACTCAGCAAGTCGACGAGCACGACGTTGTGCTTGGCTTTCACGTACTTCACGTCCTGTTGTACCAGCACCTGCGGCAGCATCGGCAGCTCCAAACTCATCACCGACTTCTGGCTCTGGATTCATTTCATCAGGAGCGGCAGCATCCATACCTGGCTCTACTGGAGGCATTTCTGGTTCCATGCCCATTGGCTCTTCAGGAGCGGCTTCACCAGCTAATACAGCAACAGCACCACTGATGGCTTCGCGTTGTTGTGTTAGTGTTTCTAATGTAGATGCTAACGCTGGAGCAACTGTTTGTTTAAATGCTTCTGCTTCTGCGGCACCAAAGTCGGCCTTGATAGCATCTGACAACTCAATGATGGCCTTGGTTTGATATTGACCAACACGTTGCATCCAACTTGTAAAGTCATTAACAATATCGCTGGCGGCTGTAATTGCCTTGGCTTTGCCTTCTTCGTCTTCGGCTAACAAATAACCTAAACTTTCATTTACAAAACGAACATTGTGCTTAAACATACTTTCGTTGGCTTTCTTTCTACCAGCGGCAGCTTTCTTTTCCATGCCTTTTTTGCCGTACTTGTCACGACCAATTTTAGCGGCCAAACCAGCTGGATTAGTAACACCTTTTTGGTGGCTTAATTTCTTTTCTAATTTGCTAAAGTCGCTTTCCCACATGCCTGAACACTCATCGCAACCTTTAGTCATTTTAGTGTGACCATTAGAGCATGATTTGCTTTCTTTAACTTTCTTGTCTTTTGGTTTATCTTCAGTACCGTTATCGTATGTGCTAGACTTACGTGTATAGATTGTTCCGCTAGTATCTGGATTTTTCTTCTTATCAAACTTACCAGTAGTTTTTTCTTTTTCAGCGCGAGCTTTAGCATCAGCTACTGTTGGGAAACCTTCTTCAACAGACTCATCTTTCTTGCCAAATGGTTTTCCTGATTTGGCAGCGGCCTTGGCACGCGAACCCCATACTTCGTCTTTTGGACTTTCAATTTTTCCATCGCCATCGTAGTCCTTGTCGGCTTTCTTAGTGCCTTTAGAAGCTTGTGGATGCTTGGCAACTTTAACACCTTTCTTGCCTTCGCTTAATTCAATCATCTTGTCTTTTAGTGCTTTAATGTTTTCGCCTAGCATTTCTTTAATCCTTGTATTGAGTAGTTGAAGCATCGCTTGATTTTTTTGATAGGTCTCATTGGTTAATAGATCATTGATACCTGACTCTGCTTCTTGTTGGAAAGTTATTGTACGTAATTTATTACGCATATCTTCCAATTGTTCACGAGTGTACTTGTTGAGGTTAACTCGGGTGCCAAATTGCTTTTCTAAATTTTCATTTAGTTTTGAGCTAGTTAAAGGTTGATAAAAATCAGTGGTTTTCATAACAGTTCCAAATATGGTATATTAGTGTTATTTATACAAACTTTGTAAGTTTCTCAAAGCTTCTTAGTATGTCTCGTTTGAAACATTCTTTTTTAAACCTACTGATATCTAACTTGTTTAACATTAGCCCATAGTGTTCTATGTCTCTACTACGATCCATAGCACGTTTTTGTACTGCTTCTTCAAATGCCGCATATCCATAATGCCTATCAGCATTTAATAAAGTTTTATCTACAAATTTACCCAAGGATAGGTTGTTGGCCAACAGTATAGCAGTTTGTGGTAGGTTAATTTTATCAACAATTGTACATCCGTGCCAGTCATCTATTTCGAAGAATCCGTCTGATGTTTTCTTAACTGAGTAGTATCCAATACGTACACTGCCATCTGCGTTGCGTGTGGGAATTACGATTCCTTTCTTTAGAAACTGATTTTTAATTTCTTTAGAAAGTACATCTATCTGTTTATAAACTTTTTCAGGTATTGTCTTCATTTAAGTTGTTAACCAATGTACGGCTATCTTTACTTATTGAATACACACCTTTCCTAACTAGATTTTGGGCCACCCATTGATCGTGCTCGTCAAGACTGTTGATGGTAATATTTTCGCGGTGGCGTTTTATGAATTTTAGTTCTTCATTTGTAATTGTGGTAGGAAGGCCGGTTAATAACTGAACTATTTTCATGATTGTTGTGTGGGTTGAAGCAATTGTTTAACAGGAATATAGAACTTGCCACCAATTCCTGTTTCTTTTGTTCCATCAAATTCTATGCTAGGACCTTGGGCTGTTGTCACAGTTTGTCCTACTGTAACTTTACCGGGGCCACCTAAGTCAATTTGTTTGCCTTGTTGGAAATTTTTTGCTATATCAGCTGAAGTAGGAACTTTAGGCATATTGGCACTTTTTGGTTGTTGTCCACCAGCTGTTTGATTAGTAGTGCCCAGGGGTGGAACTCCGTTTTGGGGAGTTTGTGTTCCACCACCTGGTTGTTGCTGTGCGCTGGCCTGCCCTGGTGTCATTGGTCCTACTGCGCCAATTGGAGGCTTTGGGGTTGCAGTGGCATTTTGATTCTTAGCATTTGGATCCTGTGAAGGTACAATCGCAGTTCTAATCAAATCTGCTAGATTTGGATTTGCTTCTCTGACAAATTCTCTTGCTCTCATATTATTGTGGCATCTTTGTTACAATTACACCTACTAGACTTAATATCGCTACAATAATAGTACCGGCAGTACCAATTAGTATTTTAGTGGTATTAAGACTACTTTTTTCTATAGTGTCTTGTAATACAGTGATTTTATTTTCAACGCTGTTTAATCTTTTTTCCAAAGCATCATAACGCTGTGCGCATAGCTCAACGTGTGCTTCTAGATTTTCTTTTTCAATCGCTGTCGGATTTGACATTACATTTTCTCCAAAGTTATAACTTATATGCTAAAAACAAATTTGCCTAGGTATTGCCTTGAAGAGCCTGTATTATAGTATTTTTAAAACGTCCATCTTTAGTATCAAACATAGCCGTATTGATATTTATCGTTTCCGTAAGATTTAATACTATAGGAACTTCGTGTATGTCATTGATTAAAAAGCCAAATCTACCAGATATGGTATCTTCATATACGCCGGGACGATCAGTATTAAAGTAAAATGTCCATACACGATGTTTACCTTTAAACTCTGATCCAAATCCTAAATTTTTAACGTCAATGGTTTCTATTCTAGGAGGTTCGTCAAACAATATAATTGCTCGCATTTCCAGGCATTGGCGTAAGGTATTAAAATTTCTATTTTGATCTAGTTCTATTTGTGTTCCGTGGGTTAGTCTAACTACTTTTGTCTGCGTGATATCAATTAATGTTCTGACTTCTATTATTTCCATAATATACCTATATAATGTATTTATGGTCAAAAGAAAAGGGAGTTAAAAACTCCCTTTGTCTAGGCTTAATTAACTATTAAGCAAATGTGAATGTACCGTCACCGTTCAATACTGTAGAAGCTGTAACTGTATAGCTACCTGCTGATCCACCGCATTGTGAAACTAAAGCGTCGATTAAAGCGCCATATGTTCCCGATGTAGTTTGACCTGAACCACTATTAAAGTTTGTACCATCAACAACTGCTACGAATGTATTATTGGTTTGAGCACCTAACCATACAATACTAGCAACTGTTTCAAGAGCTTTAACAGCTTTACCGTAACCACCTTCTGTTACCAATGTATTACCACTGTATGGTGAACCACTTGTAACTGTATCTGCTGTAAATGCGCCTGAAGCTGCAACTTTAACAACCGTTGGTTGCAGTCCGTAAAACGCGCCTGGTGCGGCTTCACCGTGTACTTTTGTAAATCCTGGCATAATATTTCTCCTTAATTTTTTTAAAGTTTCGCCAATGAAACTTTTATGTTAATATTTATCCTTTTGAATAAAAAATTGCTGTTATGCTAGCTAATCATCGTTTTTTAGGTTGCCTTCTATTACTTTTAGACCACGAACTGTATCTTTATTATCGCGTAATTTACGTATACTACGTACAAATTTAGCAGAATCACCACCTTTTATGCTATTAATTAACCTACGTTCTAGTTCGTATGCTTGTTCTGGTGTATAACTTTCTTTAATGAGAGCCAAAAGATTAATAGCACCATCAATGATATGTGTAGCACGGCTTTCGATAAGAGCATCGCTGTGTTTTTTTTCGGCAATGGAATTAAGTTCTTCTAATAGGCTACGAGTTGTACGCTTCAAGATAGTGTCCTTTTTCAATATTTATTGATTGTAACATTTAAATTGAAAAAAGTAAAATTTGTATTTTCTTAAGGAACAGCGTATACTCGTATAAATACTATTAGTAGAAACACTAATAGACACACATTAAAGGAGACACAAAATGTCAAAACTATTATCAAAACTCAAAAAGTTTTTCCATACCCCAACAGCATTAGAGTCATTTGTTATCAGTAAAAAGCCGACCAATGTTGCCGAAGCTGAATTTTGGATCAAACAATACAATCAAAATAGATTTGGAGGCCTAGTATGAACTCAATTAAACAATTTTTTAAAAACATGCTAGAAGCCATAGTAAAGGCTCGCAAAGCTCGTGCTGACCAATTGGTGAGTAGTCTTCATAACGGAAAGTAAAAAATGACGCAAATGATCAATAAAATTATCAAAGTTGAAGATATTGGTGTTAAATTTGCTCTAACCTGTCTTATTTTTATATTACTATATGTAATGGCCACAGCATGAAGTACTTAATAAAAGGCATCACCAATTCTGGTGTTGTTTTTCGTCCAAGTGATTGGGCTGATAGATTATGCTCTGTACTAGGACAGTTTGTTCCTGTTAATAAACCTACACTTGTTAAGGGAACAAATGTTGCTGTATTCTCTACATTGGTTATGCCCACTTTTATAGATGGTATTAGATCTGTTGTTATTGATAAAAAACTAAAAGAACTTGAACCGTTGGCATTAGACTTTGCTTTAAGTTTTGCAAGAGATAATAATTTAGTTGTAGAACATCAGGGTATAAATAAAAATATGATTACTACAAGATTTTTATCTCCTAAAGAATATCACTGGTACGCAGACTGGATTAAAGAGCAAGACGATGAAACTATTCGAATGTTTTTTGGAATGTCAGTAAGCGAATATTACATCGAAAACTTGGTAGAAAGTTTTGTAAAAAATACAGAAAATAATTATTTTTTAGTAGCAGAACGAAATGGTGTTTGGATTGGTACGGTACACATTGCTGTTGTTAACGATTCAGATATAGAGTTTGGTATTATTGTTGACCACAGTAGCCGTAAACAAGGTATTGCTGATACCCTGATGAAAGAAGCCATCGAGTGGGCAACACATAGAAAATACACACATCTATACATGCACTGCTTATCATGGAACAAACCAATTAGGCATCTATGCGAAAAACACGGATTAGAAATTAAAAACTTTACTGATGGTAAAGAAGTAGAAAGTCGTTGTAAGTTACCGCCTTTAAAAATAACATCAAATGTTGGCAAAGACTTTTCAATGAAGAATCATAATTTGTATAGACTTATTCTACAAAGTGACGAAGAATTATTTCAAGGCATTTAGTCAGAATATTTTACAAACAGTTGGTACTACTGTATAATAAATACTTAGGCAGTAAAGTTACTGCTTAAACAGACATACATACACATAAGGAGAATAATATGTCATTCGATACACCAAAACTTCCAGAAGTTAAATTTAATAAAAACGGCTACGAGATCCGTACAGACATCCTAGAGATGGCAAAGTCTTTAGTTACTGAAGACTTTCAAGTCAAGTTTGCTGGCTGGCAAATGACTGCCGCTAAGGATGAAAAAACTGGACAGATTGTTACACAGATTGGTATGCCAGAGTTTCCAGGGCTTGATAAAGTTCTAGAAACAGCAGAAAAAATGTATGGCTTTGTAAATCAAGGTTCTACAAAAAGCAAATAATTAAAATAGGGCATAGCCCATAATAATAAAATAAAATTTGATTGTAGATACAAGCCCTGGTAGAAATATCAGGGCTTTTTTTATGATAAAAACTTTTCTAATCTATCTTTTACATCTTTAATTGTAAAGTAAGATTTTCCATCTGAAAATATAGGATTTTGTGCCCAGATGCGATTCATACTTAAATCGGTACCTGGCAGTATTCCGCCACCTTTTTTACCTAATACAATATTAGGATTTTTAACTCCAGCGTATGTAGGTATAAATGTTAACATATACAGATCACCTATATCCATACCTGGTTTAACTCCCACGCTCTTATAAAACTTTTCTACATAATCTAATTGTTGTGTAGCAGTCATTGTGGCAAGTTTTTGTGTAGTTGTTCCTAACTGTTTAGCAGTTTTGGGTGTAAATTGTATAAGTCCAACAGCACCCGAATGTGGATTAGGTGTATGGTGTTTAAAATGAGATTCGTGTTTAATAATTCCTGCTAATACGTTTGGTAACACACCTAGAGAAGATGCAACTTTTTGTAACTTCTCAGCAAAGCCAGGTTCTTGTAATGCGTTATTGCTGAGTTTTCCAGCCGGAGTATGTGCTGGTTCATTTGCGTGTTTGGTTGTACTAGGAGATGGTTTCACGTGTGGTTTTTCAGCAGGTACAGAAGTTTCGCCACCGGGCACCAATACTCGTTGATCAACTTCAAGTCTTGTGTTTTTATTAAAGCCATTGAGTTTATAAATCTCCTCAGGACTTACTCCAAAGTTTCTGGCTATGGAATAAATTGTATCGCCGGGACCTACTATTACTCGTTCAGTGCGTGGGGCTTTTTTTGCAAACGCATTTCCACCAGCGGCTGATAAACCTAAACCACCAAGTGTCTTTAAAAATCCTCTGCGACTAGGAACAGCAGGATCTTCGGCTTCTAGAATATCTATTATTTTCATTTCTTTTTAGCCTTTGCTCTGCCTGCTTTCATGTTAGCTAACCAGTGTGCCATACGAGCTTTTTCACCAGTACTGTGTTTAGCAGTTTTACGTAGACCGCTGACACTGGCTTTGGTGTTAACGCCACTGCGTTTAGCAAGGCCTTTGCGTCCAGGATTCTTACCATCGGCAAAGTTTTCTTTGATCCAATCATCTGGAATTTCATTATGCTTTTCTACAAACTTATCGTGTAACTCTTTAGGAGTCATGTTATATTTTTTAGCTATAGCTTTCATCATATGATCTATAGCATCGTAACTGGTTGGATTTTTTAAATCTTTTTCTAAATCTGTTACAGCACTTTCAGTAATAGGCTCACTACTTAGATATTCTGGATACTTTTTATTAAAGTGACGCATTACAATGCCAGCCATTGCGTGTGCTTGATTTTCTTGTGGACTACCTGTTGTTCCACTGTCACCATCTAACTCATGTTCTGTATCTTGTTTGTAATGACAAAGCTCATGTGCTATTGTACGAAGAATATCATTAGGATGACGATTCATTAAGGCTACATGTAACGTTTTTTCATCATTAACATACATACCAAATGTAGGTTGTTCTAAATCATTTATACTTGCCTGGAATTCCATCTTTGGTAGACTGGTTAATTTTAAATATTCCATTGCCACTGGTAAAAACTTTTTAAACATTTCAACAAAGTCTTTACGTTGAGCAGGAGTAATACTTTCATGTATGGTTGTACCACCAGTTGGTCCAACATAATAGGCACGAAAATCTATGTCAGGAAATTCTGACTTAAGGCTTTTGAATACACTAAGATTGCTACGACTATCATCATATAATCTAATATGAGCATACCGTCCTGTTTTGGCATAGTTACGTACATATACCGCTTTCTTTTCAGCAGGTATAGCATCACCTGGTAAATTACCAGCACGGTGTACGTGTACACGACTCATGTCAATACCTAAGTCTGTAAATGTTTTTAAGAATTTATCTCTATCATCAAAATCTGCTCGAGCAGTTAGCATGATAACTTCACTGTTTGGGCTGTGTGCCAATATAGTTTTTAATTTATGTATCATTGGTTTAATAGGTTGGCTTTCTCTATTAAACTTTTCAGCATCCCGGAATTCACCAAAATCAAATTCTTCGCCTGGTTGTAATTCGTAATTGTTGAATTCTTGATTGGTTAATTCACGAACAGGGCGGCCGTCTTTGATTACACGTATTTTTGCCGTGGTATGAAGAAGTGTATCATCTATATCAAAGATGACCAAATCTTTTTTAGGTTGACTGAATTCTTTCGCTCGCATTGTAATATTTATGCTACTTTTAGGATACCGTTCCAGGGCACGACTCCATCAGTATCCAAGGCAGTAACCGCCTACACCACCGTTACGAATAACGGGTCCTAAGGTGATTCTTTTAAACTCGATTTATTCTTTCTCGTATAGTATCAACTACTCTATTACTTATAATAACTTCGTAATGATTTAGGTCTATTTCTACAAATTCCATGTCTTTTCTGTGTTTCATGCTTTTAATAGTAACTATACCGTCATTATCTTCATATATCCAAGGGCTAGAACCTTTTGTAGTAACAACATTTGTCCAATTATCGGGTAATGTTAATTCATTAATCTTATACATATATTCGCTACGAGGTGTTATATCACGCATAAGTCTATTAAAAGGCAAAAAGTACCGAGCATAATCTGCTTCAGTACTTCCGCCATATGGAGTACTTAATGTGACTCCACCAACTGTTTTTTCAGGGTAAATGTTTGCTAAGTGTAGAGCATATATACCACCCAAGCTATGAGCAATAAAAAATATCTTTTCTACTGACTCAAGTTTTTTAGTCATTTGTTCTAAATTATGTTTAAATCCATCGTGACTATTATAATCTAATACAATATCATTGCCGCCTAAATGTTCTCGTATATGAGTAAAACTTTCAGACGTAGCACTGGCACCATGGATATAAACCAATGTAAACATAATTATACAGGACTATAAGGATTCCTGAAGCGATCGTAACCGTTGTCTTCAGGATATACTGGATAATCGTTAGGATTAGTCGTCAGATGCGTTAGCACCACATTTTTGGCGTTTCATTTGAGTTAATTTTCCAAAATCCACACTCCATTCTTTACCGGGTTGTAGTTCTACTGCGCCTTGTGGCAAAGGAAATTGAACTCCTCCCGCTTGCTCAATTTGAGCGATTGGCAAACGAAATTTTGTTAGGTCATTGCCTAAGTTAGGATAAGGTGCTGTGTGTGGAAATGCCCAACCAGCAACTTCTTTGGTTTGATTATTAATAACAATTTTATAGAAACCGTGTGGAACAACAACACCTTTACCAATAGTTTTATCGCCTGGTCCATATACACCACCGGCAATAACTGTAAAGCTATTATTGTGTTGAACTGCCCAACCGCGTACACTTGTTTCTAGTAGTTTCCAAATACCGCGATTTAAACTACCTGCCTGTGGACTCATATTGGTCATTAGGAATGATTCATATTCTACTTGTGGATCCCAACTTAGGTCACCATCAGGAGCCATATGTCCTTTGTCGTAGCCTGTTGCAGCATAGTCTTGTGGTGTAGCACCACCTGGTACTGATTGATCAGCGGCAAACGCATTTGTACGAGCAACACATCCTAATGCGTTAGGTGGTGTTAATTCATACATAACATAGTTTGGTAGCCTAGCGGCTGCATCGTATCCTACCAAATAAGCCTGACGGCAAATTGGTTGTAGTTGTTTAGCTGTCTGTGGAAATCCATACGGAGCATGTACCTGACATGCTTGAACTGGATTGGGTGCTCGTTGTGTCCATGCGTTAGCAAGGCCTGCGACTGTGAGCAACAGTACAAATAGAATCTTTTTCATGATTATCCTTTAAGTTAAGTACTACTATTTAGTTTCTCGATATCTTCTCGGACCTTAGTTAGAACTGGATCCCACCCGCTGTTTAAAGTAGGCTGTCTATATAATTTAGCGGCCGGAAACCAAGGACTATCTTCTCTTCCAGTAATCCATCTCCAGTCCATACAGTATTGTATCATTATCCATGTTTCTACACCTAATGTAGAAGATAATACAGGCACACTTGTTTCAGTACTTATAACCAAATCAAGACATTTAATAACTGCAGCGGTATCGCTAAAATCAGTTAATTGTTTATTGATAATTTTAATATCTCGGCGTTTCTTTAACGATTTTCGATCTTTTTCTTTGATTTCTTTTTGTAAACAGATATATTCAGGGCCAACTGGTAATGCTTTTACAAATTGTTCAAATGACATACTGCGTTTGTGATCTACTGTGAATCCAGATTTTCCACTCCAAACTATTCCTATTCTTGTTTTTGTTTTAGGTCCAAGTATTTTGTTCCATTTATCAATCAATTCAGGATTGATGTCAATTTCGGGTACTGGAGGAATTGTATCAATTGTTGTTTTTAATAAGAACGGCAAAGATAATAAAGGACAATGCCAATCGTAATATGGTCTTGGATAACCACCTTTTTTAACAATGTAAGATATTTCTTTTATTCCACGGAATAACATTTCTAGTTCTGGTTCAGCTTCAACCACAACTTTTGCTCCAAGGTCGGTTAATTCTTTTACGTATCGAATAAATTGTATACTATCGCCATACCCTTGTTCTGTATGTACTATTATTGTTGTTCCGTTTAAATTGTCTATGCCATTCCAAGGTAAAGACATAAAATTTGCCATAGGAGCTGTACGTGCTAATTGCCATCTATATTCATACAACGACCATCCTTCTTTATAATTACCTTCTCTTAGTGACATTAATCCTTTATTCCAATAAATTTCAGGATTGTTTGGATTTTTTAGTACGGCTTTGTCAAGTTCTTTTAAAGCTTCTTCAACATTATTTGTTTCCATATATAATAATGCTAAATTAAGATCTGTTTCTAATAATTCTGGATTTAAAGATCTCGAAGTCTGATAATCTTTTAATGCTTCATCAAACTGATTTAATCCTTTATAGACATTTCCTCGTGTTCCATAAGCAACTGCGCTGTTGGTGTCTTTTTGAACTGCTTTATTAGCACTTTCTAATGCTCCGACAAAATCAGACATTGACATTTGACATATGGCCTTATTTGCCCATACATCTGATGCGTCATAAACATCCAATATTTTATCTACAATTTCAATAGCGGTTTCGAAGTTATCTAGAGAATAATGGGTAGAAAATAATATTTCTAATGCCGCAGGATCACGTGGAGATTTTTTTAATATTTGAGAAACTATTTTTATTGCTGTATTATAATCTTTAGATCTATAAGAAAAAAGAGCTTCGTGTATTAATTGATCGTATGTTGAAATTTTATATCTCCTTATATTGTACAGGCAAATATTTAATAGGAAACGCGGCACAAGGCCGCGTTTATTGAAATGCTAAATTGTATTAAGCCTGAGCTTCGGTCCAACTTAAACGAGCATTAATTGAATTGGTCGAACCAGCAGTTACATTTTGAGCACAAATTGTTACTATGTCAGGCCCATCGGGGTATTTGTTATTAGAAGTAGTCGGTACGTTAAAACTTTGCCCACCACCTAAAATACTATTACCAATATCTCGAACAAGTGACAAGTCCTGCTGAGTAACACCAGGAGTATTGGTAAAGAATCCAAACATTGTCTCGCCGCCTGCAATTGTTTGTCCAGCTGAATGGTAAGCAACTTGGCTTAAACTAGAACCGCCAGCTGCAATAAATGTTCCACCAGATACAACACCATTCAAACGTAGTGTAATCAAGAAGGCAGTTGTTGTGGTTGCGGCAGCCGTTGTGAATGCGTCAACCTGTCGCATGATTAACTGCATACGATTAGTAAGTTCACGTTGTCCAAGAATACCAGTTAACCCAGAGTCTACACTAGGTGCCATACGAATACTGATCAGTGGTTGAATTGCATTTGGTAGGATGTTGGCAATGGTTGCCGTCATACCTGCAATAAACACCAATGATTTATCATCATCGTAACGTCCGTCCATGGTAACACTAGATCCCCAGTGTCCGATGGTGGTGGCTGCTTGTGGGCCCCAGAAATAAACACCAACCGATGATGTTGAATTGTAGGAGAATGTTGCAGCAGTAGATGTACCACCCATGCCGGTAAATCCACCCGGACCGGTTAAGTTTGTAACAGCGCGAGTTACACCTGTGAACTGTGTTCCATTGATGCCAGTATAGGTACAATATTCCATTATACCGCCAGCACCGGTTCCTGTGTTGTTTGGAGCGGCTAAAATAATATTTCCAGATGATGGAAATCCTGTTGTACTGGCTACATTAATTGTAGTATCACCTACACCGACTGTTTGTGTAGTATTGGTTTTTGGATAAAATGTATTAACTTCATAACGTCCAGGCATATTACCAGAACGCATGTAGGCTTCTGTGGTCAAGTTGGCATGTGCCGCTCTATGTACGTATTTGATTTCGCCTCGTTGGTCTTTGAATCCCCAACGGACAGCTCCAGCACCGTACCAGGCATAATCCATGTACCACATTTGCATTTTAGACATATCGAGATTAAAACTTGAATAACCAGTGCCATCACAGCGATCAATATTCCATTGACTCTGAGGATATTTAATATCAGTTGTTTTGTTAATAATAACCTGACTTGGAGAAGAAATAGTTGTACCCCTGTAGTCAGGGTAAATTGTTATTGAAGTATCACTCTCAATACTGGTAACAACATAGCTTGAACCACGTATAACAATATAATCACCAGGAACCAATGTCTTACTAAAATAGGTGTTTGTTCCTGTAATTATCTGACTACCCAATGTTGCTCCAGTTATATAACCCGACAACTGTGTTGTACTGTTTCTTTGAACAGCTGATATCTGTTGTCCATCGTATTGGAAAAAGAATCCGTTGGCCTGATCAAACATACCAATACGTATCTGTCCACCATACCAGTTGATAGGTTGAACAGCAAATGAGCTGGCCGCAACACTGGTTGCTACCTGACTTCCTGTACCTAGAGCAAAATAGGTAAATGTTGTGTCTGTTGGAATAGTAGTAACAATGAATGTACCATTAAATGCCGCTTGGTCAGCACCAGATACCTTAATTGTGGCCCCAACGCCTATGTTATGAACAAATTTAAGAGATACAGTAACTACATTACTAACAGAAATTAAACTGTCTGTTTGCCACAACTGACACATGTTACTACCAGTTGAGAATTGAATACCTTTACCAGATTGATAACGGAAATAACGTCGTGTTTGGCGAATCAATTGATTGCCGTGATATGGATATCCTGCTGTAAATGTCACGCCACCGTCATAGGCACGGTGAATACTTGATCCCCATGTTCTAACATAAACAATGGCATTTGCTGATCCTGAGATTGTACCAGTTGGAGCATTGATAACTGTGAATGTAAATTGATTTGATGTAGGTGTTGTTTGTACCCACCAAGAACCGTTAGGAGCATTGGTACTGGCACTAGTACCTACAATATAAATGGCCTGTCCCGCAGTAAGTCCATGACTGTATGTTGTTGTACATGTTATAGTAGTACCACTGTATGTTAATGCGGTTGTACCACATGGCAATGCCGCACCAGAGTAGAAGGCTCCGATAAACAAATAAGTTTTGGTGGCATCAAAAATAACCCCGTTGATTACGTTGTTACGAGCATAGTAGGTAAAACTGGTGTTAGCACTGACTGTATTAACCAAATACCAACCGTTGGCATTTTGATCTGTACAGTCTTGAATGTAAAACGGTGTACTTCCTGCTGTCAAACCAGTTGTGTTATTAATGGATACCGTAACCAAACGAGTACCATTACCGGCAATAGCACTAATTTGATACACTCCTACAACACCGCCTGGATTAGTAATTGTACTAGATAACGAACTTATACCTTGAGTAGGATCGTAAAACGCACCAGGTCTATTATTAGTTAAACCAATAGTCTCCCATTTAGTACTTTGTACCCCATATTCAAAGTCAGTATCAATCAGCGCCTGTGGAGCACTTGTTCTAAATTTTCCAACAGGATCCATGTAAGTTTCAGCTGGTTGAAAACTTTCATTGACTTCATCGACAATAATGCTAAGTTTGTCTGAACTAGACATTCCTGAGCATTGATTCATCAACGTAATTGTAGTTGTTTCTACATTGTTGGTAGTACTTATTTGATATCCGTTAGGATTCATTGCCCCGTTTGCTGTGTCAGAAAAATTATAGATTACCGTGTTCGATGTAACATTTAAAATTAAAATTAAACGTTCACGTTGAATTGTTTTTCCATTAATTGTTACTGTTTGCGTCGAGGGGGAAAATGTATACTGTTCGGCTATTACACGTTTTGCCATTTATTTTATCCTATGATAGTATTAAAAATATCCCTTAAAATAAGGGATATTTTTTATGCTGGTGGTGTACTTGGATCCTGAGTAGGATTTCCAGGAACTGCTGTTAAGAAATTTGGTAAAACGGATCCGTCACCAATTTGATGTTTTACAGCAAATACTGTCATTCCCTGGTACTGAATTACGTGTGTATCTTCGCCACTTAATCTTGCACATACATCAAGTGCTTGACTCATGTCCATATTACCTACTGTATAAAAATAATAGTGATCTGGGAAAACTGTGTTTAAATCGTCATATAAAGCCATTTTGCTTCTCCTTTAGTGTAGTATTTATATTAATTCCAGAATTGTATAGGAGCAGAAACGGTAATTATAACCGGTGGTCTAAACGCAGGATCATAGAATAAATCCTGCGTTTTAGTCCCGCCACCACTGCTACCGCCACCACTGCTACCGCCACCCTGTCTATAATTATAAACATTGCCGATGCTAATTTTGTTTGCAAATATTCCGGCTACGTTGTTATTTATCTTTGTTTTACCTACAGTAATACTTACTGTGACACCGCGTATTATTTCAATTTGTTTGTTTAACTCAGATACTGCTGTATTAAAGGGAACAGATCTTATAACTTCAATTTGTTTGTTCAACAATGTAGTACTTGTATTAATTGAAAATACTTGTGTTCCAAGTACAGCATTATTGACTGCTTGTGCTCTATTTTCTCTAATATAAGGTGATAAATTAAAGTAATATAAATTCTCTCTAGCACTATATGGAAGTCCAGTTACAACCACATTGTTCTGTAGGTATATTGGCGAACTTGTTTCAAGTGTAAGAAAATTAGTAGAAGGTACAGTCCATGAAGGACGAGCAATAGAGATATTATTGTTTCCAACGGCCACCACAGTGGCATAGTAAATTGCTTGACCGTTATTATAGTTAAACTTGACCGTAGATCCTACAGTAAATGGATTATAGACATTGTTTGGGTTTTGACTAGAATTTAAATTTACTAAATTAAAATAAAATGTTACCGTAGCGGCAGATTTTGAGTATGTCTTCAGCAGGTCGGAGTTAATTCCATAACTTAGATAATTAGCAATGGTTGTAGCAGTTGTAGCATTAGATGAACTCTGTATTATTACTTGATATTTAAAATCGCCAGGATTTGTACTCTGCGGAAATAATTCTAATTTATTTGTATTATTAAATAAACTCTTATCGCCACGTAGGACAGCATCCTCACTTAATTTATCTAATTTAATTATGGAACGATCAGCACGTACAACAATGGCTTCTGTTAATTTATAAAGAGACGGAATATCAAATGATTCAAGTGGTGTTGCTAATTTGTATTTTGTAATAGATCCTGTTAAAGGTTCTATAAGAATCTTTGTAATATCACGTACTACGATTCCTACTACCAATTTGTTAACTGTAGGTGTAAAAAATACTTCGTTATTGGCATACGAGAATTTAGTTTTAAGAATTATACTACTTTTCAGTGTTGTACGATCAGCACGTACTATGATTGATTCTGTTAATTTGTTAACAGCAATTAAAGTTTTATCTCCACGCAATACTTCAAATTGCTTTGGCAACAGGCCAATTTTTACAGGCGTTAGATCACGTAATGTTTCAAATTGTTTTGGTAATAAACTTATTAATAATTTAGGAGTAACTTCGCGTAATGGCGTAACTTCAGATAATTTAGAAATGCCAGGAGCAAACAACACAGGACCAATACTTGGATACTTTAATTTTGTAACAACACTTGCCTTAATCAATGATGATAAGTCTGAACGTAATGTTTCAACCTGTTTTGGTAGTAGGCTAATTGTTATAGGAGCAATACCACGTACAATAACTGCTTCAGTTAATTTGTTAACTGTAGGTGTAAAAAATACTTCGTTATTGGCATACGGGAATTTTGTTTTAAGAATTATACTGCTTGTCAATGTTGTACGATCAGCACGTATCACTTCAATTTGTTTTGGTAATTGACTTAAAATTATAGGAGTAATGCCACGTACCGCAACTGCTTCTGTTAATTTGTTAACAGCAATTAAAGTTTTATCTCCACGCAATACTTCAAATTGCTTTGGCAACAGGCCAATTTTTACAGGCGTTAGATCACGTAATGTTTCAAATTGCTTTGGTAATGTGGTAACCACTGGAACATTAAACACTTCAGTATTTGATGCTGGTAGTTTTGCTTTGACTATTACACTACTTGTCAATGTGGCACGATCAGCACGTACTATGATTGATTCTGTTAATTTGTTTACTGCAACAACAGTACTATCACCTTTTACTGTTTCAAATTGCTTTGGTAATGTGGTAACCACTGGAACATTAAACACTTCAGTATTTGATGCTGGTAGTTTTGCTTTGACTATTACACTACTTGTCAATGTGGCACGATCAGCACGTACTATGATTGATTCTGTTAATTTGTTTACTG